AGGCACTGGGCTACAGATAACAAAGTGAGAACGTAAATTATGAGTATAGGTACTGCAGAAACGCGGTATCGTCAGCTCGAACAGACACGTCAATCTTATTTAGATAGAGCTAGAGATTGTTCTGAACTAACAATTCCATCATTAATCCCACAAGATAGCCACAATGAAACGAGTGATATATATACTCCATTTCAAGGCATCGGTGCGAGAGGTGTTAATAACTTAGCTTCAAAACTTTCACTAGCCCTAATGCCACCTAATTCACCATTCTTTCGCCTCATGGTCGAACCGTATTCTTTAAAAGATATGGTTCAAGATGATGCGGCTCGAACTGCAATGGAGCAACAATTAGGTGAATATGAACGGGCAGTGATGTCTGAGATTGAAACGTCTGGTGATCGGGTAGCGGTACACGAAGCGTTAAAACATTTAATCGTCGGCGGTAACGTACTGTTACAGGTCGGTCAAAATAAAACACGAGTAATCCATTTAGATAGTTATGTTGTATCACGCGCCCCTAACGGCGAAGTGTTAGAGATAGTAACGGTTGAACACGTTTCACCTAACGCTCTGGACAAAGCGACAGCGGCTAACATAACAGGCAAGCTTGAAGGTGACGAAAAGACTGTAGAAATTTACACTCACGTTGAGCGTAAAAACGATTTCTATACTGTTTACCAAGAGTGTAAGGGAACATTAATTTCTGGCTCTAAAGGTAAATACAAAAAAGGAAACGTACCGTTCCTACCATTAAGGTTCTCCCGTATTGACGGTGAGGATTATGGTCGAGGGTTTGTTGAAGAACTTCTAGGAGACTTACGGTCTCTTGAAGCTTTATCACAAGCAATCGTTGAAGGAGCGGCGGCGGCGGCTAAAGTATTATTTATGGTTAATCCTAACGGAACAACCAGAATGAGAACAATCGCTCAAGCTGAGAATACAGCAATCATTGAAGGTAATAAGAATGATGTATCTGTTTTGCAGATGGACAAATTTAATGACTTTAAAGTGGCATATCAAGCTATGCAGGGTATTGAAGAACGTCTCTCTCAACAGTTCATGTTACAGTCATCTGTATCACGCAACGCTGAACGTGTAACTGCGGAAGAAATACGGTATCTTGCAGGTGAACTAGAGGATACCTTATCAGGTATTTACTCAATCTTATCTCAAGAATTCCAGTTACCTTACATTAACCGTAAGATCGACGTGCTAACCAAATCTAAGAAGTTACCTAAGTTACCAGAAGAGGTTGTAAAACCTTCAATCGTAACTGGCATGGAAGCTCTCGGACGTGGGCATGATTTGCGTAAACTAGATATGTTTATTCAAGGTATGTCACAAGCACTTGGCCCAGAAGTATTACAGCAATATGTAAACTTACAGGACTATATCAAACGCCGTGCAACAGCACTAGGCATTGAGACAGACGGTCTTATTAAATCACAAGAACAAATAGCCCAAGAACAACAGCAAGCGCAGATGCAACAAATGGCAATGCAAGCTGGCCCACAAGCAGTTCAAGAGGGCGTTAAAGCATTAGGAAATTCATATGTTGAAAGCCAAAGACAGCAAGGCGGCGAAGGATAATAAACCTTCAGAAGAGCCTGTAAAGAAACCACTGGCAACACCATCAATCATTAAAGGTAATCCACACCCAATCAAAAGGGAAGATTTCTAAATATGGCTGAAAGCATCACAATAACAGAAGAAGATACAGGCCCACAAGCACCAGTTGCAGAGGATAACCTTTCTGAACGACCTGAGTGGTTGCCAGAGAAGTTCAGCTCACCAGAGGATATGGCTAAGTCATACGGTGAACTAGAGAAGAAAATGTCATCTCCACAAGAGGAGGCAGAAACGCAGGGTCAGGACGAGGTAAAGAGTTCTGAGGCTGTTAGCTTCACTAAGTTCGCCGACGAATATGAGTCTGGTGGAGAGTTATCATCAGATAGCTTTACTGAACTTGAAGGCATGGGTTATCCGCGAGAAATGGTGGAGACTTATATTAAAGGTATGCAAAGTGGCGGCACAGCGGATGTTGATGCAGTCATGAATGTTGCTGGAGGTAAAGAAGGTTATGCTGATCTAACTGATTGGGCAAAACAATCTCTCGATACACAAGAGCTTGAGCTGTATAACAACATGGTATCTGGTGGTACTGATAATGCTAAGATGGCAGTAGAATGGCTATCATCTAAGCGAGACGCATCAGAAGGTTATGAACCTAGTCTACTACAAGGCAGGGCATCAGCGGCTTCTAAAGATGAATTCCGTAGCACTGCACAAGTTGTAGCGGCTATGAAAGACCCCCGATATGGTAAGGACTCGGCGTATACTAAAGACGTTGAGCAAAAACTAGGACGGTCTTCCGTATTCTAAAATCATTATGGTGGGGAGAAATCCCCATCAATACTACAATAGGAGAAACTATGTCTAAGAAAAAACCCTACGGAAAAGGCACTAAGAAATAACTAACACACCTCTTTAGGTGGTTGAGACTATCGATAATGAACGACAAGGCCAGATGCGTCTGACAACCCTATCTAGTAAGAGACCGAAAGTCATTCTTAAAATCTATAAATTATTTTCAATAGGAAAAGACAATGACAAACGTAACTCCGTCACGCCTCGGCGCGGCAAACCTAGCGGCGGCTAATGCAACGCAATCGAATGCTTTATTTCTAAAGATATTCGCTGGTGAAGTTTTAACTGCTTTTGACGAAACAAACGTAATGAAAGATTTACACGTATCGCGTACAATCGCGTCTGGTAAATCAGCATCATTCCCAGTGACAGGTAAAGCGAATGCCGCATACCACACTGTAGGTACACCACTATTGGGTACACAACAAATCGCACACAATGAAGTCGTTGTTAACATCGATGACGTTTTGATTGCAGATACATTTATCGCTAACATCGATGAAGCTAAGAACCACTACGATGTACGTGCAGAATACTCACGTCTATTGGGCATGGCTCTTTCAAAGCAATTCGACGTTCGCTGTCTACAACTTGCTGTATTAGCGGCTCGTTCATCAGCAACAGTATCTGGTGGCAACGGCGGTTCTGCAGTAACAGACGCAGACGCTGGAACTAACGGTGCATCATTAGCGGCATCAATCTTTGAAGCGGCTAAAATCATGGACGAAAAAGACGTTCCTGAGAGTGACCGTGTAGCTATCGTGAAGCCTTCACAATACTACAACCTTGTACAAACAACAGACGTAATCAACCGTGACTTCGGTGGTGCTGGTGTTTATGCAGACGGTACAGTATTGCGTGTTGCTGGTATTCAGATTGTTAAATCTAACAATGTACCATCAGCAAACATCACAGCAGTAGCTGGAGAGAACAACACTTATCATGGTGACTTCTCAAATACTGTAGCTGTAGTAATGCAGAAACAAGCATTAGGTACTGTTAAGCTAATGGACTTGGCTGTTGAACGAACATCTGGCGACTTTGAAGTTATGTACCAAGGTACACTAATGGCGGCAAAGTATGCAATGGGACACGGCATCTTGCGTCCTGAGTGTTCAGTAGAAATCAAATCTGCTTAATCTAATTCTGGGTTGGCCTTTAATCGGGTCAGCCCTTTTTTTTAAAATGAGGACATCATGACAAAACCAACGTCTATGACCGAACTAGAAGCAGTCAACATCTTGCTTACTACAATCGGTGAAGCTCCTGTTAATACACTTACAGGAAACCAAGTTACTGACGTGACTATCGCTAATCAAGTTCTGACCGAGGTTAGCCGTGAGGTTCAAGCTCAAGGCTGGCACTTTAATACTGAAGATAAAGTGGTGCTTAGTCGTAACGAATTTAATCAAATTGTTGTACCTGCAGATGTTGCACGTATCGACACACCAGACTTCAACACAGTTGAACGAGATGGAAAGTTGTTTGATTTAACAGCTAGATCGCTCGAATTTCAAGCAAGTGTAGAAGCAACCATCGTATATTATAGAGATTTCTTAGCTCTCCCCGATACAGCCAAACGTTATATTACAACAAGGGCGGCTCGTATTTTCTCAGATCGAATGCTCAATGATGAAACTATCAGTAGAATGGTACGTTCAGACGAACAACGTGCATTAATTGATCTTAAAGAATTTGAAGGAGACACAGCGGATTTCAATATGATGGATAACTATTCAGTATCGC